TTACGTTACGAAATTCGTTCGCCCGTTGCCTTTTCTACGGCCTGCATGCAGACGATACAGGCCGGTACGCCGCCCGGCAGTATCGCCGCAGCGGGTTCGCCGCAGAAAGCACAGATTCTGCGGCCCTTGACTATCGCCTCGCGCTTGCCCAGCGCCCAGTCCTGTGCCGCCTGGCACGATGGACACAGACCCGTTTCCGAGTCTGCGTCCTCGTTGCGGCAGTAGATGCAGATGGTCATTTGGTCATTTATCCTGTTCCATCAAGGCCGCAATTTCTGCCTCAACGTTGTTAATCACAGTTTGCACTTCCGTATCGCTGAGACTGCCAATGGCATACCGTTTTTTGCTCCAACGCTCAGTCGGTACATCCCACCAAACCTTCGTGTCTCGGCAACGATCCAACATTTTCGTCGCCTGACTATTGCTGATTTCCTCTCCGTTCAACGTCGCACCGCTGACGTTGCCGGTTTTGTAGTGACTAGTCTCTAGTCCGAGCCGTTGTGACAGATTATTGATATAGATGCGGTGGTAGTCCCCCTTCTGCCACTCGTTCCCAATTTCCTTCAGTGCGTCTAGGCGTTTCATAATTCTCTCCTGGAAGTTTCGGGATTCCTTATCGACTACCGCAGCTACCAGGCTGCGTAACTTCCAGCCGGTGATAACGCCCGCCGGCAGGCGGTAGCGACTTGTTCAGGTTAGTCCTCGAACAGGTTTTCTAGTTCTTTTCGCTCTGCTTCACGCTGCGGAATCTCCTCGAGGATGATGCGCTCAAGAGCGGCACCAGCCTCTTTCACATCCATTCCCTCGGCGAGCATATTGTCAATCACCATCTGCGCATATTCGACGTCTCGTCGGATCTGTTGGCGACATTCCGGGCGGGTGCTGAGCTCCGTAAGTCCAGGCATCGTCAGTACGGTTCCTCGTGACTGAACCAGTCTGCCATTGACATTGGCCTCAAGATAAAATCGCACGTCATCGAATGGTCCTTCTTCTATGGATTTTACTGTGATCTTCATTTCTCTATCTCCTCCTGGAAGTTTCGTGGTACCTCATCGCCTACCGCAGCTACCAGGCTGCGTGACTTCCGTTTTCCTCTTTGCGGGTCCTCCCCGGTTCGCCTCTGTGAGGCCGTTCACCTCGTGCCGGTGTGGCTATTTCCTTGTCTCTTACTGTCTATATTGTAGCACAACGTAGCCGCAAAGTCACTAGCCAGTTGGACATAGTTTGGTGTCCGAATGGATATATCCAAGTGACCAGGTAAGCTGCACACGAATTTATGCGAGTTTCGCGGCATATATTACGGGCCGTCAACTGCCAGTTGACGGGTGGCGCCTATACTGAAGCAAGGAGCAGAAGAAGTCGGGAAAATGTCGGAATTTCGGTGGACTCCCAAAAAAGAGAAGGCCGCAATCGCTCTAGCAGCCGGCGAAACACAACGAAAAACAGCCGACATCGTAGGAGTCGCGCAGCGAACCGTCGAGCGGTGGGTAGCCATACCGGAGTTTTCCGAAGAAGTGGACCGGCTCACATTCCTGACCGGCATTGCGAATAAGGCAGAGCGGGTGCGCATGGCGAAGCGGATGATCGCCAAACTAGGGCCAAACACAAAAGAGGACTTGTTAGCCTGGTTGAAATATGCTCAGTCAGAGACAGATGGCATCAAACTGGACCTTGCCGATCTCCTTGCCGCCGTCACTGCGGATGGTGCAGAAATGGCCGATAGCTGACCAACAGGCGCTAATCAGGGCCAGCCGCACGGCGGCATCGCCGGAATTCGGCACATGGCTGCGAGAGGTCACGCCTTTCTACACGTGGAGTGTGCCGCACCTAGTACACATCCGGATGCAACTAGACCGTGTGACCAGCGGCGAGGTTGACAGGCTGATGCTGTTTCTGCCGCCTCGCCATGGCAAAACGGAGCTAGTCACGGTGCGTTATCCGGTGTGGCGAATGGAATGTAATCCGGCGGAAACGGTGATCGTCGGAGCCTATAACAAGTTGCTCGCAGGTTCGTTTAGTCGCAAGGCGCGGCGCATCGCTCAGGAGCGTTTGGACCTGGATGACGACCGGCAGGCAGTAGATGAGTGGCAGACGGTGCAGGGCGGCATATTCCGGGCTGCGGGTGTCGGGTCTGGCGTCACGGGCACGGGCGCCGGGTTGATTGTGATCGACGATCCGGTGAAGAGCCGCGAGGAGGCGAACAGCCCGGCGTACCGGGAGCGCGTGTGGAACTGGTACCGCGACGACCTGTACACGCGTTTGGAGCCGGGCGGGGCGATCATCCTGATTATGACGCGCTGGCACGAAGACGACCTCGCCGGTCGCATTTTGGCCTCGGAGGACACACCGAACTGGACGGTAGTCAAGTTGCCCGCGTTGGCCGAGGAAAACGATCCGCTGGGACGGCAGCCGGGCGCGGCGTTGTGGCCGGCGCGCTTCGACGAAACCGACTTGGAGCGAAGCCGCACGGTGCTGGGCACACAGTCATTTACGGCACTGTATCAGCAACGACCTACGGCGCTGGAGGGCGGGCTGTTCAAACGGTCATGGTTCGAGATTGTGAATACGGCGCCCGCACAAATACGGCGATTGCGCTATTGGGACAAGGCCGGCACGGACCTGGATGGCGACTACACGGCAGGCGTACTGATGGCGATGGACGGCGATGGTCTCTACTGCGTGGCGGACGTGGTGCGTGGGCAGTGGAGCGCGCTGGAGCGGGAGCGCGTCATCCGGCAAACGGCTGAGATGGACGGGCGCAATGTGCCGATTTGGTTGGAACAGGAGCCGGGCAGTGGCGGCAAGGAAAGCGCGCAGGCGACGATCCGCTCTCTGGCCGGCTGGCCGGTGCGGGCCGAGCGGGTGACCGGCGATAAGCTCAGCCGAGCGCAGCCGTTTGCGGCGCAGGCCGAGGCGCGCAACATCAAGCTGGTGCGGGGGCCGTGGAATGCGGCGTATCTGGACGAATTGACGATGTTCCCGAACGGGCGACACGACGATCAGGTGGACGCGTCGAGCGGGGCTTTTGCGAAGCTGTCAAGGCCGCTGATGCGCGAGGCCACAAGTTTTCAGGGATAGGCGATGGCGACGGACATAGAACTAGCGTACGCATATCTGGCGGGCAAGCAGGAGCGGTACGATTTATTGTGGCGGTATTACGACGGCGACCATCCGCTGGTCTACAACGCGTCAAAACTGCGGGAAATTTTCCGAGGCATCGATGCCACGTTCAACGAGAATTGGTCGGCGGTGGTGGTGAACGCGGTGCTGGATCGCATCGGCATCGAGCGGTTTCAGATTGGCGACGGGCGCAACGACGCGGCGAACGACGCGCTGTTGGCATTGTGGCGCGATACGGGTCTCGACCTGGACGCGTATGACGCGCACCTCTGCGCGCTGGTGACGGGTGAGGCGTTCATCGTGTGCGGTGAGGATGAGGCGAGGCGGCCTGAGGCGTACTTCAACGACAGCCGCCTGTGCCACATGGTCTACAACGAGACCAGGCCGCACGAGCGCCGTTTTGCGGCGAAGTGGTGGGAGGAGACGGTAGACACCTCCACCGTGACGCATTTGACGCTGTATTACCCGGACAGGTTCGAGTACTACTCGACGCCGCACAAGCGGGAGGAGATCAGCAGCGGCAAAGCGTTTGTGCCTGCGGAGCCGCCGACCGGGCCGAACCCCTACGGCGAGATTCCGGTTTATCACCTGCGGCGAGAGCAGCGGGCCATTGTCAGTGAGTTGGCTGATGTGATTGCGCCACAGGCGCAGCTCAACAAGATACTCGCCGACATGATGATTGCGGCGGAGTTCGGCGCGTACCGGCAGCGGTACATCATTAGCCAGATGGCGACGCAAGCGAAGGTGCGCAATGCGCCGAATGAGATTTGGGATTTGCCGGCTTCGGATGGGGAGGGCCAGCCGACGACGGTCGGGGAGTTCAGCGCCACGGAGTTGAGCAACTACCTGTCGGCCATCGAACGCAGCGCCAACGTGATTGCGACGATTAGCGGGATTCCGAAGACGCTGCTGTTTGAAACGGGCAACGTGCCGAGCGGGGCATCGCTGCGGGCGCTGGAGGCGCCGCTGGTGCGCAAGGCGGAGCGATATGCAGGCCGCTGGGAGGCGACATGGCGGCGGGTATTGCGCTGGCTGATGCGGTCAGCGGGCTTGGGCGATGTGCCGGAGACGGACATCGACGTAGTGTGGGCGGAGGCGGCCACGACGCAGCCGGAGACGGACGCGACAACGGTGAAAACGCTGGTTGAGGCGGGTGTGCCGTTGCGCACGGCATTGCGGCGGCAGGGATGGGACGACGCTGAGCTTGACATGCTGGAACAGGACCAGGCGCAAGAGCAGACCGCTACCGCTTCGTTGGCGCAGGCATACATGGCCGCGGCAGAGGCGAATGCCAGCCGGACGGGAGCAGAGGGCGCTCCGGGAGAGGTGACTGATGCCGCCTAGCGTGATTGACGCCATCGGCGCGTACCGGTTGGCGCTGGACGCGCAGGATCGCAGCCAGGCAATGCGCATGGCGGGGCTGTGGATGGACGTGACGCGTGGGCTGCAGGCAGAGTGCGAGTTGCTGGCGCGCGAGATTGCGGAGCGGCAGGCGCGTGGTCTGCCGGTGACGTTGTGGCATGTGCGGCGCATGGAACGATACCAGTCATTGATGCGGCAGGCGGCGACGCAGGTGGCGCGGTTCTCGCCGAATGCGATTGCGGACGTGACGGCGATGCAGCAGATGATGGCGCGCTTGGGCTTGGAGCACGCGGTGGCGCTGATTGATATGCAGACGACGAGCGTCGCGGCGCTGTTTGACCGGCTGCCCGTAGAGGCGGTGCTGAACATGGCAGGCAACACGGCTGCGGGGACACCGTTGTCAAGCCTGTTTGCGCCGTTGCCCGGCGAGGCGGCACAGGCATTGACGCGGGCGCTAATGCGGGGTGTTGCGCTGGGCTGGCATCCGACGAAAACGGCGCAGGCGATGCACGACGGCGCCGGGCTGGCGTATGACCGGGCGGTGCTGATTGCGCGCACGGAGCAGTTGCGAGTGTACCGTGAGGCAAGTCGTCGGCAATACCAAACATCGGGATTGGTGGAAGGCTATCGGCGTGTGGCGGCAAAAGGTGCGCGTACATGTATAGCCTGTCTGATGGCAGATGGTCGTTGGTATCCGCTGGACGTTCCGTTTGAAGAGCATCCGAATGGCCGCTGCGTGCCCGTGCCGATGCTGAGCGAGGCGGAAGGGGTGACATGGCAAACGGGGAAACAGTGGTTCGGGGATCAGAACCCGGCGACGCAGCGGCAGATATTGGGTCCCGGTCGATATGGGGCATGGCGGGCGGGTCGTGTTGGTCTGGCGGACATGGTGACGAGGCGAGAGGACGCGACGTGGGGCGCCAGTCTAGTGCCTACGCCTCTGCGCAAATTGCTGATGCGATAGGTAGGTGCTGAGATGACATTTACTGATGCTGCCTGGAGCAGCCCACAGAGCAACCTGGATGCCAGTGATTATTGTTCCGTCTGCCTTGTTGATCTCAATGAGTCAGGCGAGACGAAGGTGAAGGCAAAGTGCAAACTGCCCGTGCGTTCGCGGCCCGGCGGTCCCTACAATCGCAGCGCGTTGCGGGCTGCGGCTGCGGCGCTGGCCGGCGCGCGGGGCGGAGTGGATATACCGGCGGCAGAGAAGCGCCGTGCGGCGCGGCGGCTGGTACGGTTGATGGCCGCGGCAGGCATTACGCCCGGCGATTCAATCAAGAAATTGGCTGGCGGCATGAATGAGTTTATTCGTAGTCAAGCTGGACGTTCAAGCAACAAATAACAGGGAGAGGACGCTGAGATGGCGGACAAACAGGCGCAAGACGGGATGTCAGGCGACCAGGGCGGGACGCCCGAACCGGAGAGTTTTGATGCGTGGCTGGAAGGTCAGGACGAGACTGTCCGCGGCCTAATCGACGGGCACACGAAGGGGTTGAAGTCGGCGCTGGAAACAGAACGCAATAATGCCAAGGCGCTGACGAAAGAGATACGAGAATTGAGCGGTAGGCTCGATCAGAACAGCGATACGGCCAGGCAGTTGACCGAACTCAGCGGGAAGCTGGAGACGGAACAGAAGCGCGCTGATTTCTATGAGGCGGCGACGGCGGCGGGATGCCGCAACTTGCGACTGGCGTGGCTGGCAGCAAGCACTGACGAGCTAACGCTCGATGAGACTAAGGCTCAATATCCTGACCTGTTTGAGTCGCCGCGAGCTGCAACTACGAACGCAGGACGCGGCGCACAACAGCCGGGAGGCGGGGCTACACGAGACATGAATATGTACATACGGGCGGCTGCGGGCCGTCGATGACGGAGGAGTAGGAAATGGCAACCTATAACAGTATCATTTCACGGTCAGACGCTGAGGCGCTGATACCTGAGGATGCGAGTAGGGAAATCCTGGCGGCGGTTCCAGAGAGTTCCGCAGTCATGGGGCTGGCGCGGCGTCTGCCGAACATGAGCACAAATCAGCGGCGTCTGCCAGTTATGAGTGCGCTGGCTACAGCGTATTTCGTGAGCGGCGACACTAGTCTGAAGGAGACCAGCGAGGTCGACTGGGATAACAAATATGTCGACGCCGAGGAACTGGCGGTGATTGTACCTATCCCGGAAGCTGTGCTGGATGACGCCGCATTCGACATTTGGGGAGAGGTACGGCCCAGCTTGGCGGAAGCATTCGGCATTGCGATTGACCAGGCCGTGCTGTACGGGACAAACATCCCGGCGACGTGGACTACCAATCTAGGCGCTGCGGGTATCGTGGCCGGTGCGCTGGCAGCTAGCCAGAATGCTAGCCTGGCAAACTATACGGATATGTACGAGGCGATCCTGGGTGAGACGGACGCGGCCGCTTCGGGCCTATTCGGGCTAGTCGAAGAGGATGGCTTCATGGTCACAGGATCGATTGCGCACCTGACCATGAAACGGAAGTTGCGCAACGTGCGAGACGCTGAGGGCGGGCTGATTTTCAGCACGAATATGCAGCAGGCAGGGTCGTATCTACTGGATGGCGCGCCGTGCCTGTTCCCGACCAACGGGGCGATTAGCGCAACATACTATCTGATCTCCGGGCAGTGGAATCAGTTGGTGTACGCCATGCGCCAGGATATCACCTACAAGGTGCTGACTGAGGCCGTGATTCAGGATGCCGCGGGCAACATTGTCTACAATCTGGCACAGCAAGACATGGTAGCACTGCGGGCCGTGATGCGGCTGGGTTTTGCACTGCCGAACCCGATTAGCCGCGTGCAGCCGGTAGAAGCGAGTCGCTACCCGTTCGCGTATCTGACGGCATAGGAGGAGTGAAATGGGTCTCTATCCAAAGAATTTCGAGCCGGGGCTTGTCGGCTTGCCTATTGGTCCGAGCAGCAATGTGTATTTTGTTGATCCGGCCAACGGCGACGACGACAACAAGGGCACGAGCCGCAAGACGCCGCTGAAGACCATCGCGACGGCATACGGCAAGTGCACCGCCGGTCAGAACGATGTGGTGGCTCTGATTGGAACGACCAGCGGAGCTACGTTAAGTGCGGCATTGGACTGGGCGAAAGACTATACGCATTTGGTCGGATTGTGTGCACCGGTGCGAACCGCGCAGCGAGCGCGCATCTTCCAGCTTAGCACGCTGACGGGAGCATCTCCGCTGCTGACGGTGAGTGCGGATGGCTGCATCTTCAAAGACTTCTACATTTTCCAGGGTGTTGACGACGATACCAGCCTGATCAATGTATCGGTGACTGGCGCCCGCAACTACTTTGAAAATGTGCACTTTGCAGGCGGCGGCCATGCAAGCCATGCAATCAACGGCGGCGCATCGTTGAAGCTGGACGGGGCAGAAGAAAATGCGTTCGTCAGCTGCACTATCGGCGTGGATACCATCGGCGCAGCTACCGGAATGATGGGGCTACTGCTTGACGGCGGGGCCAAGCGCAACGAGTTCTACGGTTGCCGGTTCCGCATGGAGCACGCCGATACAGCCGCCGCATTTGTCGAGGTAGTAGATGTTACGGGCATCACGCACGACAACATTTTCGACGGCTGCGTGTTCACCAATAACTCGTCCACCGTCACAACGGCGGGGGCGTTTGTGATTCCTGCCGTAACGACAGGCGGGCGGCTGCTGTTGAAGGATTGTATGTTCAACCGTGTGACGGCATTGGATGCCAATGACCGAGGCGTGCTGTTCGGCAACATGAACGCTATAACGGGCGCTGACCTGAGCGGCGTCGCAGTTGAGTTGATTACCTAAGGAGAAATAGAGATGAGCGAACAGAACGGGGCGTATAAGGTTGCATTGTCAGCGCCCAGCGACAACACGGTAGGCGGCATACTCAAGCTGCAAAATCCGGAAGGCGACGACCTGATCATTACCGAATTCCTTCTTGATATCACGACCGAAGCGAGCGGCGCCGCCACCGCCGACATTGGCGTAGACGACGGCGGCGATGTAAGTAGCGACAGTTTGCTGGATGGCGTGGATATCGGCACTGCGGCGGGGCTTTTCGCTACCACGGTTGACGGTGGCACGAACGGCGGGCCTGCAAAATGGCCGTCGGGCTATTACCTTGTGGCGACGGCAAGCGCAGACGCCACTGGTTTAGTCGGCAACGCGTATATCAAGTGGATCAGGGCATAGCCAACCATGTCTGCGACGGCGGCGATGGTTACACGGCTGCGCCGGATGGTTGCGGAACCGGATGACAGCAACGGCTACAGCGACAGCGTGCTGGAGGAGATCATCGAGCGATATCCAACGCTGGACGCCGACGGGTTGTCGTCGGATGACGAGGACTGGACGGCGAGCTACGACCTAAATGCGGCGGCGTCCGAGGTGTGGGGTGAAAAGGCGGCGGCGCTGGCTGCCGCCTTTGACTTCACGGCGGACGGGGCGTCGTTTACACGCAGCCAGGCCTATGAGCAGGCGATGCGCATGATGCGGCGCTATGGTGCGCGCCGTGCGCCGAGAACGGTAACGCTAGTGCGCGTGACGAATGACGATGATGAACTAGAGGGTGAGTGATGGACACCTTGGCGGGCGGAATCAAAATTACGATAATCGCGCTGTTGGCAGCGGCACTGGAGTGGATAATGGGCTGGCACTACGTGTTCCATGCACTTTTGCTTGTGCAGGTGCTGGACATTATCAGTGCGCTTGTCGCGGCGAGCACGGTGCAGGAAATATCATCCAATATTTTCGGCGCAGGATGGCGGAAGAAAGTTGCAGCCTGGATCGCGGTGGTGCTGGTGATGCTGTTGGAATCAGCCTATCCCGAATCCGAATTTCCGGCTCATATTGGCTCACTCACGCCGTCAGGTATGGCGGCTGCCGGTTTCATTGCAATGGAGGCGCTGAGCATTATCGAGAATGTACAGCGATGCGGTTTGCAACTGCCACCATTTGTCGTGCGGACGTTGGCGGTTGCGAAGCGCGACTATCTGAGCGAGGACAAATAGGCGACGGTGGCGATAGTTTTATGGCTGTGTGGCGACGTGCGTTTATAGCCGTGCCGGGGAAAATGTGCATAGGCGGGAGTGCACATGGAGCCTGAGCGCACCGGACGCAACGTGCTGACGATACGTCATCCGGTTGTAGAGTTGGGCTGGACGCAACGCTATCTATTGATTGCGGACGTACACTTTGACAGTCCACTATGCGACAGGCGGCTGTTGGCCCGGCATTTGGACGAGGCGAGAGACACGGGCGCAGGCGTCATGTGTTTCGGGGACTGGTTTGACGCGATGGGCGGACGCTCTGACCCGCGGCGCAGCAAGACGGGAACGGCCAATCAGCACAACGCCGACAACTATCTCGACCTGATAGTGGATGACAGCGTTGCGTTTCTGGAGCCGTACGCGGCCAACCTGGTTCTGATGTCGGACGGTAACCATGAGACTTCAATTCGCAAGCACATTGAGGTTGACCTGCTGGATCACCTGTGCCATCGGTTGCATGTGCAACACATGGGCTACAGTGGGTGGGTGCGCATGATGTTTGAGCGGCCTGGAGGCGGCAAACGCACGCAGCGGCGCCTATTCTATCATCACGGATGGGGTGGGGGCGGGCCTGTCACGAAAGGCACGCTCAATCCGTCACGCGTTGCACCGTATGTGCCCGATGCTGACATTGTGGTTCTCGGTCACATTCACGAGCAATGGTTGTTTCCGATAGAGCGGCAGCGATGCACGAATGCCGGGCGGTTGTATTTCGACAAGCAGATGTACGTGCAGCTACCGACATACAAGAGAGAGTATACGCCGGAGGGCGGCTATCATATTGAGAAGGGCCGACCTCCTAAACCGGTAGGCGCATGGTGGATGGTGTTCTACTACAACTACGGCAAGCCAGGCAATGTGGGCGTTCGCTTTGAGATGGCCGAGGATTGAATTATGAGAACAATAGCGATAGCTATAATAGCCGTGTCTCTGTTGTTGACCGGCTGCCGGTGGATAGAGCCGCCGGACTATGACGCGCAGCTTGAGTTGGCGTTTGAGAACGGCGCGGTGGGCGCTTGCCTTCGCACTATTGTGGCGGTGACAGGGCAGGACATCCCGCCTGGGCATCGGCTGGATGTGCTGGCGCTTTGCGAGATGATTGCAGCGGAGACAAAGGCGATGGCGCTGGAACTGCCAGTGCCGCGTCTTATGCCGCAGGAATTGCCGGCAGACCAGCCGCAGGCGCAGCCATTGCCGACGAGAGTACCAGGGAGCGAACTGTGAATGCGTTTGCCAACGCTCCTGAATATCGTATCAAACGGCCCGATTTACAGGACATTTTGGCATTGCTGTCCGAAATTGAGGCTCCATCTATCGAGTATCAGGAAAATCAACTAGCAATGGCGCATGAGGCATTGCGAGAATGTGCTGCATTTGCTAACGCTATTCGCGATATGTTGCCGGGGAGTGAACTGTGAGCAGCATTCTATGATGAGGGTTCAGCTATACCATGGCGACTGCCTGGACATTCTGCCAACGCTTGCTGATGGCAGCGTGGATGCAGTGGTGACTGACCCGCCGTATGGGACAAACAAAGCAGAATGGGACATGGCATTTCCGACCGAATGGTACACGGATGCCAAGAGGGTAGGCGAAACGGTTTGTATCATTACTGGCTCAATAGGATTAAAAGATTCAATGAAATTGGTTGGGGATGATGTTCTTGATGTTATATCAGCACGAAACATGAATGGAATGACACGGGGCCCAATAGGTTTTGGAAACTGGCTTGCCGCCGTATTGGTCGGAAAGAAACCCAGGCAGGGTCCAAACGCTTTCCATTTCTCGGTAAGGGGTGACAAACCAGAACATCCATCCCCAAAGCCGATTGAATACATGAGACACCTGATAGAAAGAATTACTGACCCTGGAGACACAGTTTTGGATTGTTTCATGGGTTCTGGTACAACGGGCGTCGCGTGCGTGCAGACGGGCCGCAACTTCATCGGCATCGAGATTGACGCCGGCTACTACGCCATAGCTGAGAAGCGCATAGCTGAGGCGCAGATGCAGCTAAGTATGTTGCCGGGGAGCGAACTGTGAGCAGAACAGCGCAGCGCAGGCATGATGACGCGCGCGTCCTGGCGCGGCGGCTGCGGTATCCGCGCTACTGGTGGGCGAGGGGGAATCAGCGGATGGAGGGCATCTACATAAATACACCCGTGCCGTGTTCGTGTATGTTTTGCACTCGGCGCCGCGAGATGTATGGACCGACGATTCAGGAACGGAGAGCGAATTTGGAAACATGGCAATATGACTGTCCGGGGCAAGTGCAAATCGAACGCAAGGCGCTAATCAGGCGAGAGATCATTGGCGCTGACGGCAAGACATACATAGCTGAGAACACGCCATGAGCAGTGTCCTGGGCGTCTATCTGAGTGATCATCACAGCTGGGACAGCACAACGAATTACATGCGCGCGCTGCAACCGGCCTGGGTGGTGATCCACCAGCCGACAGCGCGCAGTATCTGGCGCGCGCAACAGGCTGCGCCGGACGCCAAAATCATGCTGCGTAGCTGGGATATTGATGATCACAACGGCGACCGCAAGCGCGAAGCGTACGCGAATCCGCAGCGGGCGGCTGAGCAGCATTGGCAGATGTGGAACGACCTGCTGGAGCGGTTGCTTGAGGAGCTGGATGGCAATGAGTGGCAGTATGACGAGAAAAAGTGGCATCTGCAACTGATTAACGAACCCGATCCGGCCTATCTGCCGCAAATCGTTGAATATACGGCAGAGTGGATGCACCGGACTACGTGGCCGCTCGGCGTCATGGTTGCGAGCGTCGGTAATTTCGGCATTCCGGGCCAAGACCCGAACAACTGGAGTTTGGTGAAGCCGCTCGAACAGCAGATACGCGACGGCGGTCACATTTTGGTGGTGCATGAATACTGGCAGCCGGAAGGACCGTCATTCGTGTGGACGGATAAACAGGCCCGGACGCGCGAGGATGCGGGCAACCTGGCATGGCGACATCAGCACATTCCGCTGGACGTGCCGATTCTGGTCGGCGAGGCTGGTCCGAATGGATTTATCTACAATCGGCATACGAATACGGACAACGGCGGCTGGCAGAATTACATGACGCCACAGACATACGCGGCGCAGGTGCACGAGTACATCGAGGGCTGTGATAGCCGCGTCGCAGGCGTCGCTCTATATATGACCGACTATCACGACGACCAGTGGAAGTCATTCGACACGACACCGGCGCATGATGAACTACTGGCGATTCGGGATGCAGAGCCGATAGAGCCGGACTATGTACATGTCCCGGCGGTGGTCGTGGACGGTCCGCAAATTGAGAGCGGAGAAGAAGAACTAGATGATAGCACGTCAAATCTATTCGAGCGATCTATGGCGTTTGTCCGCCGCTGGGAGGGCGGGCTGAGCCTCGACCCGAACGATCCCGGCAACTACTACAACGGCCAGCTAATCGGCACGAAGTACGGCATCAACGCCGCAGTGTGGGGCGGGCTGTATGACATTCCGAATTTGACAGAGCAGGAGGCGGAAGCTATCTACCGGCAGCACTACTGGCAGGCAAGCGGCGCAGACTTGTTGAGATGGCCGCTGAGCCTGATTGTGTTTGACACAGCAGTACTGCACGGCGCGGGGACGGCGGCCATGTGGCTGCGAGAGCTAGGGCCGTCGCCGCTGGCGTTTGCAGCCAAGCGGCTAGACGCCTACGTGAACTCTGAGCGATGGCATTTCTATGGCAATGCCTGGGTGCGGCGTGTGGCTGAGTTATTGGAGATAGCGGCAGAATGCTGACGGCTGAGCAGTTGGCGGCAATACAGGCAGTACAGGCCGAGGCAATGACGCAGACGGCGACGATTATCCGATTGTCGAACGTCAGCGACGGGATGGGCGGCTATACGCAGACATCAACGGAAAGCCCGGCTGCCTGCCGCGTTGCACCGAGCCGGAATATGCCGGATGCGACGGTATTTGCGGGGCGGCTGAATGAGAGTATTCCGTGGCGCGTGTATCTGCCAGCGGGCACAGATGTGCGTGAGGGCGACCGGCTGACAGTGGGCGACAGGACATTCGAGGTGTTGGGTATCCTGGCTCCGCACACATACGAGACGGCGACGTGTTGCGTATGTGCGGAACGGGACTAAGTGGCTCCGGTGAGCGTAAACACAAGGGAGTAGGAAATGGGAACCTATAAGTCGATCTACTCCGTTCAGGCCGATGTATATGCGGCTAGCGGAGACAATACCGTAGTCGCTGCACCGGGCGCTAATAAGCGTACCGTCGTCAAGACCATTTTGGTGCAGAACGAGAGTGAGACGGCGACCACGATCCTCTTAAAATCGGGGGCGAACACGAAGCGACGGGCGCTATTGCAGAACCAGGGCGATGGCGTAGCGTGGAGCTTTGGCCGTGGCGACGAATGGTGCCTCGGCACGAACGAGGCGCTTATCCTCAACCTGAGCAGTGCAAACTCGCATGGTGTGACGGTGGACTACTGGACGGAGGCCGTATAATGCTGAATACAGAACAACTGGCGATTCTGGCGACGGAATTGCAGGATGCGAAATACGCCAACTTGCTGGCTGACCAGGAGTATGAGGCGATTGCTGCACTGTTGAACGACAGGCCGATAATCGACAACCCCGACCCGCAGCCAAGCGTACCGCGCCAGTTTACATGGGCGACGTTTGTCGATCTGCTAACCGTGGCGGAGCGATTGGCGCTATACAGTGATTACGGCAACTTCGCCGTGGACCTGCGACGCGCACTGGAAGCCAACGACCGCACGGAACTTCTAGCTCTATGGGCGGCTATCAAAACCGTGATGGTTCCTGCCACGGTGACGGCAGTAGAGGCAGCATTTGCCGAGAGCGTACCAGATGATAGTTGGCCCCCGACGATCCTGGGCAACAGCCGTGCGACGGGGTTGGAGCTGCCGCGGGTGAGACCTGCGGACGTGCAATGGGTAGAACAGCAATGATCTACAAAGCAGGCAGTGGTATCTGGCGAATAGGTGATGGCGTGCGGCTATCGCGACCTGCTGCTGCGGGGGGCGGTGGTGGTGACTGGTGGGACATAGCAGGCCAGACATGCGTGGCTGCTTATCAGCCGATTGGCGCGGCATCACTGGAGGCAAGCTACGCGGACTTATCCGGCAATGGTAATGATGCAGATGCTACGGGTCATGCTCCTACTTGGAATTCAACGGATGGTTGGATATTTACAGCCATTAACACATATTTGGACACTGGAATTGTACCTGATGCCGGATATTCTATGATATTCAGATTTAGCGATACGGCTACAAGTGAACAAAGATCAATAGGTATAAAAGATCTCATTCTTAACACACTCTTCTCACTAAATTCATATCAAAGCACATTTGCAGGGGGTGGTGATTATGGTAGCGGAGAAGATAATTTTCGTCGTACGACAAGTAAAACAGGAACCGCCGGTGTGTTTGCTTTGGCCGGACCATCATTCTATCGAAATGCCGTACAAGTTGGTACTGATATGGATATAGATTGGAATGCCACCTTATTGAGTATTTATATCGGTGTAATTAATATAGATGGTTCTCCAAGCTCATACAATAATACTGATATAAATATACAGGCAGTAGCTATTTACAGCACGACACTAACCGCCGACGATGTAGCCGCGCTGACAACTAGGATACAGGCACTATCATGACCACCGCACGCGTAGCACTGCCGACCGGATTCGGTGTAGGAATTCCTTGGCAGCGGGCAGAGAATGAGCCAGCCTGGTACTACGATGCGCTCGATAGATTGCATCCGGCGTGGTGGCACAACTGGAAATACGACCGCACCGGAATGGCTGGCTACTATCCAATGCTGTGGCGTACTGACATGGAATCGCTAGCGGCTGCGCTGCCGACCATGCGCGAGTATGCCGACCGGCTGTGGCTACTGGGCAATGAGCCGGAGCGCGTACAGCAGAGCAACACAGAGCCGCACACGTTTGCGGCCACCGTGCAAGCATTGCGGGCGGTGATGCCGGAACTGCCGATTGCACTGCCCGGCATCCTGTGGAACGACGAAGGCCGCGCATGGCTGGCCGAATACAAGGCGGCAGGCGGGCCGCTGCCGGACGTGTGGCACTTTCACATTTACTGCTATTCCGCAGACCAGGTGTGGAGCATTGTGGATCATATGCGTTCGGCGTATGGAGACAGGCCGATCATTATCAGCGAAATTGCCGGTGCGGTAGACGATGCCAACGAGGACGTAATGCGGGGCGTGCGGCGTGCACTCGCAGACGGGCGCATTCAGGCCGCGGCATGGTTCAGTGCCTACGATGAAGTGTGGCCGGACCCGAACCTATTGACAGACAACTGCACACTGACGCGGCTAGGCGATGTGTACATAGCAGAGCCGGAGCTGCATACGACATACATTCCGGCGGTGCACGCATGATAACTGCCGTAACGATAACCTCGAATCGGTTCCCGGAAATTGCGGCCAAGTTGCCGAAAGAGGCGGCGAAGATTACGGATAAAACGGCGCTGCGCATCGAGGGGACGGCTAAGGCGAGTATGGCTGAACCGAAAAGCGGGCGCATCTATGGTACTCACCAAGCGTCTGCGCCCGGCGAGCCTCCCGCGATAGACACGAGCGCACTGGCAAACTCGATTCAGAGGGGGGCGGGAAAAGGGGCGACGCATGTGGTGTATACCAACCAAGAGTACGCGCTGAGTCTGGAGTTCGGCTCGCCGCGTATCGCCCCCAGGCCGTTTCTAGGTCCGGCGGCAAGTGCGGAAGAGGCTGAGTTTCGCCGCGATATGGCGGACCTGGAAAGGCGGCTCCGGTGAGCGAAATTGTAAGCGCAGAGAAGTGGCTGCATACCGTGTTGACCGGGGATGCAACACTGATGACTAAAGCCTCTGATGTCTACAGCGGACTTGCACCGCAGGATGCAACGCTGCCAATGGTATACATAACGCTGCATAGAGAAAGTAACGATCTTACGGCATTGGGGGCGCGGCGCATCTGGTCAACGCTGCACTATGCGGTGCGAGGCGTGGCGGAAACGGGGAGTTGGGGCGGCGACTTGAAAACGATGGCGGATCGCATAGACGCTGTGCTACATGCCAAAAGTGGCTCAAGCGTAGAAGGAACAGTGTATGAGTGCATTAGGGAACAACCGTTCGCTTTGATTGAACAGGCGAACGGCAGACAATTTCGGCATCTGGGCGGACTATATCAGCTAAGAGTTATTTAGGGGAGGAAACAATGACAGAGCGAGCAAGTGTGTTTCAGACGGTGCAGATCGGCGTCGAGACAGAATACGGCGGTGAGGTCGATGCCGATGTCAAGTTGCCTGCAGTCGGGTTTGAGGTGGGAGCGGAAACGGAGATCAAAACATATCGAGGGGCGGGCTACAAGCATCCCTCGGTGGCGGCGCTCACAAAAGAGTGGGTGTCGGTGGCGATTTCAGGGCCGATCACCTACAACGAGATTGTGTATCTGCTGAGTTCGGTGCTGGATGCAGCAGGTATCGTTGACAACACCGGCACTACGGGCGAAGCGACATGGACGTTTGCACCTGATCCGGATGGGGCGGATGCACCGGAGTCGTTCACGATTGAGCAGGGCGGCGGGGGCCGGGCGCACCTGATGACGGGAGCGTTGGTAACCGGGCTGACCATGAGCTTCAACCAGGACGGCGTAGAACTTGGCGGCAATGTGACGGCGAAAGCGTTGGAGGACGGCATCACAATGACGGCGACGCCGACCGAGCTAGACCTTGTGCCGGTCACGCGCCCGCAGATTGCGGTCACACTAGACGATACCTGGGCGACGCTGGGCACGACCCCTCTAACCCGCGTGCTGAGTGCGGAATGGGGTATCACCGACCGCTACAGGCCGATGTGGGCGTTCACGGGCGATGCGGACTTTGCGGCAACGGTTGAAACAGTGCCGACGCTTGAGGTCAAATTGATGGTCGAAGCGGACGCCGCTGGAATGGCGCTACTGACCACCATGCGGGGAAACAGCACGAAGTTCCTGCGCATTGAGGCCACCGGGCCAGTGATCGACGGGGCTATCACCTACAAGCTGACGATTGACACGGCGGTGAAGGTGATCGATGTGGAACCGTTTAGCGACGAAGATGGCGTATACGCCATCGAGTGGACGTTCCAGGGGTTCCTGGACACAACCAGCGGCAAGGTGACCGAGGTCGTAGTAGTCAATGAGGTGGGGAGCCTGTAATGGCAATCAAGCTGAGCCAAATCGGGACGAAGACGCGCACGGTGACGGCGGCTTACGACGGCGACGAGGTGACGCTGACCTATAGGCCGGGCGCATTTACGCCGCGCATCGAGGCACGACTAAGCGAGGCGCAGGAACAGGGGCGCGTTAGCCAGGAGGTAGCAGCGGTGCTTGCCGACGTGCTGGTAAGTTGGGAAGTGCTGGACGATGAGGGCAATGCGCTGGAGCCGATGGCGGAGCTGCTAATGGATTTCCCGGTTGACTTTCTGATAGCGGTGACCAACGCAATTAGCGAAGACATGCGCCCAAAAGGGGGGAGCGGCTAGGGCTTGGCCGTTATCTAGCTACTGGCGGCAAGGCAGGCTGCGTTCCGGAGTGGTATGTGCTGCTTCGGGCGTCTCGCTATCTACATGTTTCGCCGTGGGAGCTACTGGACATGCCTATCATCTGGCGGGAGTGGGCATTGGCTGCCGAGATGGCGGAAGAGAAAGTGACGGCGGAAGCACAGAAACGAGCACATAGTGCAGCGAAGAAGCGAGCCGGATAAATGGCGATAACAGCTGCAGAGCTAATGGTCAAAGTGGGGGCCGACACGTCACGGGCGGAGTCGGGCCTCAACACGTTTAACGACAAACTCAAGAGCGTTGCGGGCGGCCTTGGTACAGCAGGTACGAAGCTCACAGCGGGAATTACTTTGCCGTTAATGGGCATGGCGGCTGTAGCGGTGCACTCGTCAGCCGATTTCGAGCAGTCTATGAACATAATCGCCGAAGTCCTGGGCGCGACCGAAGGGGAGATGGCCGCGTTGCAGGTGCAGGCGATTGAGCTAGGGCGCGTGACATCGTTTTCTGCAGGCGACGCGGCAGACGCCATGTTGGAGTTGGCGAAGGCGGGCATGAGCGCCGAGCAGGTGACGGGGGCCATCAGCGGCGTGCTGAGCCTGGCGGCAGCAGGCGGTTTGAGCATGGCTTCTGCCGCGGAGATTGCCGCCAACAGCCTCAACACATTCGGGCTGGATGCTACCGAAATGACGACGGTTGCAGACATGCTGGCTGCTGCGGCGAACGCGTCAAGCGTAGAGGTGTACGATCTGGCGAAGAGCTTCCAGATGTCAAGCGCAGTTTTCGCAGCCAACAATCAGAGCATTCAGGAAATGACGACCGCCCTCGCCCTGATGGGCAACGCAGGCATGAGGGGGAGCGATGCAGGCACAAGTCTTAAACAGATGCTACTGAGCCTGACGGCGCCGACGGAAACAGCCCGAAGCACCATGAACGAGCTAGGCGTCGCGGTCTACGATGCAGAGGGAGCGATGCTGCCGTTCTCAGACATTCTAGGTAGTCTGCGCGGGGCAATGGCCGGGCTGACGGATGAGCAGCGCAATGCGGCGCTGGCAACGATTTTCGGCTCAGACGCAGTGCGAGCAGCGAACATTTTGCTGCAAGCGGGCGCTGAGGGTTGGGACGCCATGTCTGAGGCGGTGAACAAGTCCGGAGTAGCGCAGGCTGCTGCGAATGCGAGAATGCAGGGTCTGAACGGGGCCATTGAATACTTCAAGGGTTCTGTCGAGAGCGTGCTTATTAGCGTTGGTCTGCCGTTTCTGGATATGCTCAACGGGTGGATTCGAGGTCTGGCTGATCTGGCAAGCAAATTCAGCACTTTGTCGCCAGGTATGCAGAAAACGATTCTGGTGATGCTGGCGCTTGCGGCAGCGGCGGGCCCTGCGCTGCTGGCGATTGCGGGGATGGCGGCGGGTATATCAGTATTGATACCCATACTTGGCGCTCTGATATCGCCGGTTGGTTTGGTTGTGGCGGCTGTCGCCGCACTAGGCGTGGCCTTTGCTACGGATTTTATGGGCATCCGCACGACAGTAACAGATGTTGTGACTGCCGTGAAACCGCGTTTCGAGGAGCTGCTGGGCTGGATCAGCGCGGCGTCGCAGGGAGACTGGGGACCGCTGAAGGAAGGACTGCAGGGAGCCCTGTCAAGTGTGCAAGCGGCAATTGAGGATTTTACATGGTCGGACTTCGTGGAAACCATCCATTGGGCCGACTTTGTAGAAGTTCTGTCTAACTGGTCCGTACACATCGCCAAACTTGAATGGAAAGCGTTTATCACGGCACTGGACTGGACGGCGATTGTCACAAAGCTGGCGAACTGGTATCTATACGTCGCCAAACTGGAATGGTCTATGTTTGTGACGACACTGGACTGGGGGGGGCGTGTGGCCTCCATCGTGTGGAACGAGTACATTACACAGTTAGACTGGACGGCGATTGTTACAAAGCTGGCGGACTGGGGCACGTGGATTCTGTTGCTGCCGTGGAATACATTTGTACAAGCCATCGACCTGGCAACATACGTTGTTAGGCTACCATGGGATGATTATATCGAGCCGATAGCTACGTGGGACGACTATATAGCAGACATGACGTGGACGGACTTTGTCGAGAAGCTCAGCGAATGGTCAACGTATATCAAGGACCTGCCGTGGGGCGATTACATAGCGAAGATTGAGAATTGGAGCGCATGGATCGGCGGCATCGTATGGTCAGAGTTCGTTGACAATGTAACATGGCCTGTGGTTCTGCAAGAATTTGACTGGTCGGCATTTGTTGATCATCTAAAGTGGCCGAACGCCTTGAGCGACTTTGAGTGGTCCAACTTTGTAGACGAATTGAGTTGGCCGGAGGAACTGTTCTCTTTTAGCTGGAGCGACTTTATTGATAGCTTGCACTGGCCTACATCGACGATGAGCTTCTCTTGGTCTGTATTTGTGCCAAAGGTCGAATGGCCGTGGGACGCTATCAAAAACTTTGACTGGAGCCGCTTTATTCCTGATTTCCATTGGCCTAGTCTTGGCGGCGGGGGACAAGCATCCGGCACGCAATTCTTTGGCGGCGGACTGACGCTAGTCGGAGAGCGAGGTCCGGAGGTTGTGGCGCTTCCGCGTGCGAGCAGGGTGTGGAATACGCGCGAGAGCGCAGAAATGATGGGCGGGGGCGGCAATGTGTATGTGTACGCCACAGTAAATAACGACATCGATGTCGAGCGGCTGGCGTATCGTATTCAGCAGGAATGGAGGCGACGCTGATGGCAGGACCACTCATTCGACTTGCACACGGAAACACATACGTCAATCTAAATACCAGTCCTGTGTACACGACCGGCCATACGCTGACTGGTCCGAACCTGGAACAACAGAGCGTGACGGCGGGGCGGGATAAGCAGAATTTGGCCGTACCGTCATGGCGCAATGCGACAGAGACGCTAGAGCTACTGATTACGGGAGCGACAGCGTCTGCAATCAAAGCCACGGTTCGAAGCATTGAAACGATGCTAGATAACGCGCGACAGAGCGCACGCACGTGGCGCGGATCCAGAATTTACCTTGAGGTGCAAACCACGGCGGACAGTAACTACTGGCGGTCGGAGATACTCGCCGGGAAGCTGGAACTGGAAAAGCCACTGGATGCCATAGCCTTAGGCCACATTGAAGGCCGTCTGATTCTGACGCGCCGTTTTTACTGGGAGGGACAGCGCACGGCATTGCAACTGAGTACCGAGGCAAACCCGACGCCGTCAACCGCGGAACGGATACTGCATCTGACAGACGACGCTACGGCAGGCCAACGCAACTATATCAATATCGCCGCGGCGCAGATTACGGGCGTGCTGTCTGCGCCGATTGAGTTGCAATTACGCAACAACGAGGAATCGTCGAAAGCGTGGCGCAACTATTATGTCAGCAACACAGTGCACATGGACCCAGACAATCTTGATCCAATACTGCGCGGCAGCGAAGCGGAAGATGGGGCGACTAATAATTGGTCAGGGGACGATGAAGAGCTATCACACGTGTGGATGTTAACGGCGGCGCAGACAGAGGACATTGCCGGGCAGTATTGCAGACTGTTGGCATGGGTGACTAGCGCACCGAATGCGTATCTGCGCGCGGCGGTGACATGGCACACGCTGCTGTTTTTGCCGATTGCCATGGCGCCGATGCAACGGTATGTCGATGGCGGTGGTATTTGGGACCTGGGCGCTGTACCCATTCCGCCTGGAGGCTACAGTGAGGGGGCCGTCGATGTGGGCATCGCTATCCTGGGACAAAAATCCGGCGGCGGATCACTGACAATTGACTATGTCCATCTGATGCCAGCGGGCTACGGCCTATATCGTCATGTACGCCAGTTGGGATTCAATGTGCCGAGCACATACGCGTTTGTGGATGACGGTCCGGAGGAACTGGTCTATCTGCGGCGAGTAAGCGACAGTGCGATTGCACCAATTATGCAGCCGTATGGCACACCGCTTATGCTCTGGCCCGCCGCACAGAATCGACTACGAGTAATGATCTCCGGCTCGACGAAGGGGGACAGCGTGGGCGCGCAGGCATGGTATCGACCTCGTAGGATAAGCATTTGATGGCCGACTTTCGCGCAGTACTGCAGAACCAGCAAAATAAATATGAGCTAACTGATCCGCGGCTAACCTTGCGACCCTTGCGTTGGCGGGCACAAGCGGATGGCGGACCTTACCGGGCGCGGGTTGAGGCGACAGGTCCCAGGGAATCGATTGAGACAATTACCCGACACCTGGCACACGAACTGCTTATTTACAGCGAACTAGGCGATACGGTATGGCGAGGCTACATCCACGAAATCACCGTGTGGGACGGTGATCAGGAGGTGGTATTATCGCTCGATTCAGTTGTCAACAGCGTGGCAGTGGCCTACAGCATCGTTTTGGCAAGCGGCGGAGAGGAGCGACGCACGACCTCCTGGGCTGAGGATGCGCGCAGCATCGCGCTGTATGGCAAGCGACAGGCATTGCTGTCATCTAGCACAGTTACCGCAGCGGCTGCGGAGCTGTTGCGAGATGCAGTTTTGGCCCGCAAGGCCGTGCCGGAGCCGTCGTTTACGGTACGAGATTCAGCGCAGGGAACAGGGACGACGTTCTATGCGCGCGGCTATTACGAGCGGCTTGACGATATCCTCTATTCCAACGCGAAAGGTCTGGAGGAGAACGCCGAAGGGATGCGCGGGGAAATTGTAGTCAGCGGGCACTATGCAGCCGATACGATCAGTTTCGAGGCGCAGGACGACATACTTGATTCTGCAAGTGGTCTGGGCGAGTTTGAGGTGGGCGACCAGTTTTTTGTGAGCGGGTCAACGCTAAATAATGGGTCGTACAGCGTAGGCGATATCAAAGTCGAGGGTCAGCATTTCGAGGTGACATCGAAAGAGATTGAGGATGAGGCTGCCGGCGCGATAGTGACATTAGCGCGGGACGAGGACAGGGCGACTCACATCGATCAGAGCTTTCAAATTGCAACTGACCCGTGGGATGTCTATACGGTGGCCTTGCGATTGCGTCGATACGGCTCGCCGACCGATTCTGTGCGAGTACGCATTTGGCCGGACGACGGCAGCGGGGATCCAGACCCCGCGGGCGGTGTACCTCTGGCGGAGGGCACAATCGCAGGCAGTGCGATATATACCGAATTCGAGTGGACGGAAATTACATTCGATGCACCATATACGCTGCAAACGGCAACTACCTATCATCTAGTAATAGATCGGACGGGCAGTGTAAACTTTGGCGATTATTATCTGGTCGGTCTGGATGAGGACCTAAGTTATGCGTCCGGAGTCATGCAAGTCTACAAAGGCGGCTCGTGGCAACAGCGCAGTACGAACGCCGATCTACTGTTCCGACTGATGGGGAAGGAGGATACGCTGAGTCAGATTGAGACAATTCTGAATGATAGCGGCTACTTTGTGGCAGGCAGCATTTTCGAGGGAATCAATTCGGACACGGATGCCAGCGGTATAAAAACGTGGCAGTACCGCGAGGGGGATCGTTCCTGCTTGGAGGAAATTGAGGATTTGGTAGAGTTAGGCATGAGCGACGGCAGCCGATTACTGGTGAGTGCGGATGCTAATGGCTGGGTGCGAATACGGGCAAGGCCGGATGCGGGCAACATCGCTCCGGTATTGCGGGAAGACGGCGGGGTGGATGGGGTGACGCCCGGCCAGATGATTGCCGGACGTTGGGCGAAGGTGGGCAATTCTCTAATTGCCGCAGCCATGGGACAGGATGAAATATTCGTGGAGGAATGCGAATACGATGCCGAAGCGGATAAATTGTCGGTGCAGTCAGAGACCAGTCCCGACAGGATTGTATTATGAAAAATCAGAAGTCCGCCGACTTGGCAAGCAAGCTATGGCCGTTCCTTGCACCGAAGATTTGTAGATTAGCCGAAGGTGTTTCTACAAGCGTAGGGTCAGTGGAATCCGGCGCGCCGTCACCGCATCAACTGAATAGCATCCACCATGAGGGCACGATTGGAGATGCGCAGGCTCCGCAGTTTTTGAAACGAGACGGTGCCCGGTCCCTGCTTGGGGACCTATCTGTTGTGTCCGGCGTGACGATTGACGGTGTAGACATTAGCACCCACGCCGCCGACCCTGCTGCGCATCATAATCCAGTGACGGCTGGCAACACAGCGATTGGGGTCAGCGTTCAGCAGGTGAGTCTAGTATTGGCCGAGGATTCCGGGTTGGAAATTGACAATGGGCTGCTCATGGGTGATCCGGGCGATCTGGATGTGAACAGCGTGAGCACGCGGGACGGCAATATCCACTATCACGCCATCGACCACAGCAGCAATCCGGGCGCGGCGGCCAAGATTTTATCTTCGACCGGGAGCGGCGGGATCACGCTGCAGAATCTGACGGTCGAGGGCGATATTGACGTTATTAACAACGGCGACCTTACCGTGGGGCCGGGTGCAACACCGGCGTTGTACGTCAACAACACGGGCGACCCGTCCACTGCCAATGTCGGGATTAACTGCGTCGCCGACCCGCAGTTTGCGCTGGATGTGGACGGGCCTATACGCGGTACGTACCTAGTCGGTCCGCACGCCATCCAGTTGGACAATGCCAAGGCGATCATGCAGTACGACGGCCCGTGGAATAACGAGGGGCTGTGGGTGGGTCAACTTGAGACGCACATGGGCGTCGGCGCAACATCAAAGGCGGGCGGCATTGTTTTCCCGCCCGGCAAGTTTGGCCGCGCCCTGAGCATGGGCCGGAATACCTACAATCAGGTTACGAACCCGTCATTTGAAACTAACACGAGCGGCTGGGCCTCGCTGCACGGGGACACGCTGAGCCGATCCGACACCGTTGCGTGGTCGGGACTCTATTCACTGCAAATTAGTTATGTGTCAGGCACGTTCGCCAGCGCGCGGCACATTTTTGCAGATGCGAGCGACGGCCAAAACTGGGCCGTGCAGTGCATGGTCTATGTGCCGCTGGGCTGGGACGGCGGAATGCCGCAGTTGTCGCTGTATCAGGACGACATGACCCTAATCGACAGTATGCAGGCCACAGAAGTCGGTGAGTGGCAACTGCTGACTGCGGCGGGGATGCTGCCGGCGGGCGAGGGACCTGGCCGCATTGTGATTGCCGCCAGTCAGCCAAGCGCAGCGGGCAAGGTGTTTTACATCGATGCAGTCCAGGCGGAGAAACGGGCGTTTTGCACACCATATCTGGACGGGTCCCTGAACAGCTACGTGCACACGGCAGCCAGCCACACTTGGGACGGGACAGAGCACGGCAGCATCAGTTTTCGCTATCCGCCATTGGTCGGCTATCCGTCTTATGTTTTGCCGCGAGTGCAGGGCACAATCATGGCCTGGGTGCAAGCGCCCTGGGGCAACACGCCGACGGCCGTTGACGACGATTCATATTTGTTTGTTGCCGGAGCTACGAATCTGCGCCTGTGGCGCAAAGCCAGCAGCAACGAACTTTGGCTGTCTATTGGCGATGGATCAATCGTATCCAGCACGCCCGCATGGGATTTGGACTGGCATCATATTGCTGTGGCCTGGAGCAATGCGGCGAGCGAAGCGGCGATCTATTTTGACGGCGAGCTGCTCAACAGCGACACACTCTCTGGCGTTGTCGAGCCGCAAACATTGTACGTGGGTTCAGGCTCTGGGCAGAACCATTACTGGAACGGCCTCATCGACTGTCTTGCCATCGTGGGGAAAAGGATGGATGCGGACGAGATCCGGGCCGTCTATGAGAGCGACGCCCCGGTATTTGCGGAGACGGCCAGGATGTCCTGGCGGGCCACGCCGCTGCAATTGGTGTGGGCGGATGACAAGGGTCTGTGGATGCGCGACGCCGCGGGCAAGACAACGCTCGGCGTCTACGGCGGATTGGAGGGCGGCGAGTCGTGGGGCGGCGCTACGCTGGACACCGGGGACCTGCTGATCGGCTCGGCGGCGCACAATGCCTATGTCAAGTGGGACAATTCCGCATCGGAACTGGAGGTCAAAGGCAGTATCATCGTGACCGGCGGCTCCGGGATTGTATCGTTCGGGGACGCTGGCGGACTGGTAACCAAGGACAATGTGTCATGGTCGGCGGAGGTGACCAACAGGCCCGACGAACTCACTGACGGGCGCATATCTGCCGGATTGAACGCCAGCGGCGACGCAGTTAGAAAAGTGCTGCCCGGCTCCAATGTGGGTACGCCTGAGGGAGAGGGCCTGTACCTCGGCGCTGACAAAATGGGCTATTTTTCCGGCTCGGCGTGGAAGACCTACACGGACAACGCGGGGAACTTTTACTTTGGGGGCGCAGCCGGAGCGACCGTGGCGTGGGATGGGCTCGATCTGTACGGCACAGACGGCACTGACGTGCAGTGGTATGCGCGCAGCACGGACGGCAAGCTGTACGCGGGCGGCGGCAACGTTATTCTAGACGAAGACGGGATCACTATTGATGCCGTGGAGGAAGAGATTTCAGAAACGAACAAAATCAAGTTTCTCCGCTATAACGGCGGCAAAATGGGTGAGATGTACCAGAGCTACGAATCTCTGCTTACTTACTCCGATTTCGTTCTTAGGACCGGGATGGAAACGGGCGTAAACGGACGAATTACTTTACATACAAATAACGCGGCAAACGATCAAACTACCATAATGTATTTGACATCGGGAGATGCCGCCACATGGGGATTCGAAATTCAGCATGACGGCTCTACGATGTTCGAAGTCTCGGATAACCAATTTTCTGTCAGCAGCGATATCTTTGGCGTTTACATCGGGCCCGAAACGCACATTTACGACAATCTCTATGTAGATCAATTTGCTGGACAGCTTGCTCTTGACGCCGCAAGCGTCGCCATCGCATCAGGCGCGATTACAGTCTCGGCTCCGGTCATGTTTCTGGCGTCTGAAACCGGCAGTTCGGATAATTTGACCACAATAAATCCATCCGACGGCGTACGCATACTGGTCTGCCTGCAAAATCAGAGCGGCCACACGATTACGATCAAGGACGGAACCGGCAACATTAACCTGCCGTCAGGGGATATCGTGCTCAATAACATTGATGACAATATATGGCTTTGGAAGCGGTACGCAGCGGGACCCTGGACGTTGTTTAGCAGCGCCGGCTACTAAGAAAGGGTGGCAAAATGGCAAGTATAACGATGACCGTCGGCAATCTCAGCAGCACGGTCAGCATAAGCGATGCGAGGTTTATGGAATACGCCCGCGCGCTGGTTTGGCGCGAAGAGTTTACGAGCGGCGTGCCCGTGGGCGAGACGAACCAGGAGAAGTTGGACTGGCTTGTGCGCATGGTGGCACGGCATGTGAGGGCGGAGGCGCGAAAGGCACGAGAGCGTGAACTGGAAGCGGAAGATCAGGCGGTCATAGAGGAAGAGTTCGAGGAAAAGTGGGTATGAATATCGATGTAATCAGTCACACAGACAAGCGGGCGCGGGCGCTGGAAGACCAGTTGCTGCGGATGAGGGAGCGGGAGAAGCAGCTTCGGCAGGCGCTGGAGACTGCCGAGACGGAAATCGGGCGGCTGGAGGGCCGGCTGCAGGAAGTGTATGAGTTGAGGGAGTACCTGCAGGCGCAAACGCAGAGCCAGGCCAAGCCGCCATCCAATGGGGCGAAAGAGAGCAAGCCGCAAAAGAAGCCTGCCGAAACGTAAGAACAGGACGCTGTTCGATGGTGCGGCGCCCTCGCCGTCACGGCGGCGGGGAGCATAGCAGTGGGGGCCGGGACGCCGGCCCCTTTCGTACTGACGCAGCGGATTGTCGCCGCTAGTCTACATGGCTGGTTTCCAGCCTTGATATTCGCCTTTCCACTGATGCCAGCCGTTGATCCAGGTCACGATAGACATCTTGCAGAGTAAGCGGCGGCGGCCCGCTAACAACCTCTGCGATTTTAGCATCGTTCGTCTCCTCCGGTAGGTCGGGTAAGCTTTCGAGCCACTTCTCCACTATAATATGGTCATAGTCGAGATCGAAATACGCAAATTCACGTTCTAGAGCTTCGCGTACGTCGTTTGGCACAGCGGTCAGGCAATCTATCTCCGCCATCCAGTTTTCCACTTCCATGGTTCAGTATGCGCGCTCCAATTCGTCAAGCACCGCTTCAGCTGCATCCAGAACAACATCAGCCAACTGCCTAACGGATACCTGGATGGTGCGATCATAGCGCGGTCTCTCGCATATGAGATGGGCCGCCATCAGCATACTATTGACAGCTAGCAATGTCACCTCGGCTCGCAGTATAACGTCCCGGCTAACGGCACCTTCCCCGGCAAAGTGAACCTGATATGTATCATTGATGACAATATCACCGGGGACTACATTCAGCAATGCAAGTATATCAAAAGCATCTTTATCTGCAGCTAGAGCCGCCATCCATTTCTTGCGGCTATCCTCTGCCATGCGCATGGCAGCGGCATGTTGGCGCCGTTTGTCTTCGGCCTGTTGCCGTTCATAGCCTTGACGACGGCGTTTGACGGCGACGGCGAGATCAGTGTCAACTGGTTTTCTGCCGCTTTGGGCCGCTGCTTCAATTGCGAAGGAATAGAGTTGCTTGCTGGTCATGGTATGCTCTCCGGATATAGTTCAAAGTGCGTGCGTATATCAACGATGGATTCCAGGCTTGCCAGCGTATCATCGACAGCTATCCGGCTTGCCTCATCGTGCCCGTAACCTATATCGAGCATCATTTGATATAGGTCAATGGTATGCGAGAGCAGGAATTCGCTCTCGTTCCTATGTTCTATGAGTTGTTGCAGTAGCTCTGTGCTATACATGGTATCTCCTACGCGTGATCGGTATGCGCGCCCCACCGCAAGATTAAAACGGAGGCGGCTCTGCCCCACCGTTACCGTTGGTCGTGTCATACTCGGCGGCTTCGACCGGCGTACTGCTGACGAACTCCCGATACTGGCTGCGAGCTTCGACCACGGCGCGCAACGTGTCCTTGTCTACCGGCCCGGCCTGCGAAACTTTGACCACGTTGTATGTCTCGCCGCCAGCCGCGGTCGCCTTGTCCAGTGCAAAGTTGGTGCTGACTGCGAAATACGCTGATTTCTTCGCAGCCAACCCCGAACAGTACGAGTCCCAGGCTTTGAGACTAGTCGGCGGCAGAGACATCAATGCCGGCAGCGTCCATCCTTCCACGAACAGAAGCAGGCGGCGCATTTCCTTGCAAGCGCGCCCCTTACCCTGTCCGCCCCGTCGCTGGTGCTCACTGCCCCACGCGTTCATCGGGCAGCTTGCGCAGGCATAGGACTCTGCTACCGGCTCCTGGCTTGTAAGGCTCACAATAGCGGGATGCGGCACGCGGGCGGTTGCCGCTGCTTTGAATTGTTCGTCGCTGGGTTCTGGGTTGAAGATGCCGTGCCTGCCGTCCGGTGAGGAACAGAGAGGCGGTTCCCCGGTTCCGCTGTCGGGCCAATAGCCGCGCACCTTCTGCGACAGGGCCACGATGGCAGTAAAGCCCTTGACGGTTTCTTCGTCCAAGATGAATTGCCCGATGCCGCCCGGTGCGATTTTGATGCGAGGCGGCCGGAGATCATATGCAGATTCATCGCTTTCCATTTCGGCGAGAATCAGCTTCTCGGTTTCGGTGAGTTTGGTCTGGCCGGTGAGGGCCATCAATGCGTTTGTCATGTCTGTTCTCCTTAGCTACTGGCGGCTCGCAACATGGCGGCGCGCAGGTCGGCGGCATGGCGGGCGGCACTGAATTCGGTCTCGGCCTGGCGTTGTTCAGCCTGTGCCGCTTCGTACTGGGTGCGGCGGGCGTCTAGGTCGGCGGCCATGTCCGCCAGGTCTTCATTGCGTAGCTTGGCGCGCAGAGCGCCGAGGGCAATATCGTAGGCCTTGCTGGTCGTAGCGATGCCGCCTAGCGGCCCGCTCTTGTCGGCGACGGCCTGAACGACCGCCTCCCCGCTGTACTCATTCTCCGCGTCAGTGTAGGACTGCTCAACGGTACGCAGGGCGGCGTAGGCGGCGGCGACATTGCCCGTCGCCTGTTGCAGCCACTTGGACGCCGCGTCCAGGTTGGCGAGCAGGGTTTCGGCTTCGGTGATCTGGTCTGCTAGTGTCAGTGGTTTCGTGTTCTGGTATAGCATTTCCCTCATGCCTCCTCCAGTGCTTGCTCTACCATTTCGGTAAGCTTGTTATTTTGGGCGGCTCGGGAGGCGGCCCAAGCCGCCGCCTCTGCCGTATCCCCAGCCGCAGCCAAAGCCCCGGCCACAGCCGCCTTCCAGGCCACAGCCACAGCCGCCTTCCAAGCCGCAGCCTCAGCCGCAGCCAAAGCCGCCTCCTCAGCCGCAGCCGCAGCTACCTCTCGGGTCGCAGCCGCAGCCGCAGCCACAGCCGCCTCTCGGGCCTTAGCCTCAGCCGC